TGCCATTTTGACTTGGTGTGGTCTTGACGTTTTAGTTCACAGATGAACGCAACGCTTGCCGGAATAATAATATCAGGCGCTCCTTTTGTCATTCCCTCGCTCTTCTGTTTTGTTGCCTGGTAGAATGTTCTTAGACCTTCGTTCCTGATGTGCGTTGCAATCAAACCATAGCTGTCTGGGTATTCACGTCTTAACTTTGCAAAGAATGTTACTGCTTCAGCAGCCTCAGAAGGACATTCACCTCTAAATGTTGTATCACCAAAAACTTTTATATCATTGTGGAACTTCATCGGCTGTCCTGTTGTAGTCGTATATCCTAAAAAAATCACCACTTTTTCTATAAGTGATAGTTGTTGGTCTTGTAAAACCTCCATCAGTAAACGCCATAAAAGCATCGTAGTGCTTCTGCATCTTCATGGTAAACCATACTGGAAACGATCTATACTCGGTTACAAAATCAACCCGTAGGCATTCATTTCCTGCCTTGCTTAGTGTGGGTGTTGCACGCATTGCAACAACCTTATCTGTTTGGATTTGCGTGGGGTCTTTCTTCTTCATCTGGAAGTCAGATATTAGCTTGCTGTTGGGGTCTATTAATTCTCCCTTGCACTCGCAACAATATCTTGCTGCAATGTCATTTTCAGCTTCACAATGTACACACGGTTTAAACGTCCATCTATAGCTACATCTAACCAATTTGCTAATGGTTTTGTTAAACACTTCCCCATAGCATCTCCTGCCATGATGAGCTGACATCTCACCAAACTCTGTTTCTAGTCTTATTCCCTCCAGGTCAATAAAATAACCATTAACGTCAACCTTATGCTTTGCTTCATTGATTACTGGTGCAAACTCATTATGGGCCTTGCACTCTGGACATTGTGCTTTTATAGCTTCACCAGCTACATAATCAGTTGATGCTTCTATCTCTGGATTGAATATATCCCCATCTGGGCAATGTCGGTCAATGTTTTCTGCATAATCTAGTATCAAGCAATCATCTTTATTGTCGTCAATACGCAAACCTCGGCCTATTATTTGTTGCAACAGGCTAACCGACTCCGTAGCTCTTAAAATAGCTATCAAATCAACGTGTGGTGCGTCAAATCCAGTTGTAAGCACTGATACATTAACTAAATATTTTAATTGCCTAGATTTAAATTTTTGCAGTATTTGTTCCCGTTCTTTCTTTGGTGTTTTACCTGTAACTATGCAGGATAATTCTGGTGGCAATGATTCTAAAACTTCGTGCGCATGTTGCACTGTAGCCGCAAAAATCATGATACCTTGTCTATTTACTGCTTGCGACACAATATCGCCTACAATCGCACTAGTGAGCCTTCCTTGACCATGATATGCCTTATCTACATCAGATTTGGCAAACTTACCCATGCTATTTAATTCCATGTCCAACGTATCATAATGACCAGAGTTAATACCACCAATAATGGGTTGGGTTAGATAACCCTGTTGGATTAGATCACGAGCGTAAACAGTAAACACTCTGGCGTTAAAATAAGGTTTCTTGGCTTTATCTTCCCCATGTGCATTACCATGCTCATCCATTCTATATATATAGCCATCACCAAGTCTGTATGGAGTAGCTGACAAACCTATGACACGCAAATTAGGATTATGAACAACCAACGATTCAATAATACTTTTGACCGTTGGTGTGATACGATGTGCTTCATCCAGTACAACCGCACAAAATTTAGCTCCAAAACGATGAATCTTATTTTTAACGCTAACAGGCGTGCCAAAAACTACTGGATGTTTTAAACACGTTTCCCCAACGCTGGCGCTAAACAAGCTACATTCATTGCCAGTATCTCGGTACTTTTCTGCGTTCTGCTCCAGTAACTCTTTTGATGGTACAAGACACAATATGTGTTTGCCACCACTAGCCTTATGTAACGTATTAGCTATAGCTGCAACAATTAAAGACTTGCCACTCCCTGTTGGCAGTTCTAATACGCATGGTGATGTACATTTCTTTATCCAGCCTATAGCAGCATCATGCGCTTGGGTTTGGTAGGGGCGGAGGTTCACGTTAAACGCCAATAACTACTAGGAGGTGATTGGTATTTAGTAAGGTTTGCATCAGGCAATAGCTCTTTTATCGCTTTAGCATAAGATATAGCACCTTCACGGTGTACTTGTGTTAGCTTGTGTCCAGCAATCTCACTATCTTTATCACCAGCCAATGTAACTATCTCAGCCAATATATCTTTGCGTGTTGCCTCCAGCTTCTTAATTTCTTCTGTAGCGGCAAGGTATAACTCCAGCATTGCTTCACATTGCAACTGTTGGCGCTTATCTTGCAGATACTTTAAGCAGGATGGTGCTTCACGCTCCACAAGATACTTATCATAAAATGCTCGTAGTTCCGGTAAGTATTTATCAATAGCTAGTGGGTTGGCCCAAACTGTTTCAAGCATCTCTCCATGTGCAGACCATTGATAGAAATGACACCATTCCCTGCCAGTCACCAATAATTGTATTTGTATTTGTAACCAGTAATGCGTTTGGTAGTCTATAGATTTAAACTCTGGTGGAAATTTATCACGCAAACTATAAGGGCATTTGATCTCAATTAAACCATCATCATTAATCAAACCATCAGGACTAGCGCCTAGCCAATCCTCATAGTTGTGGAAACCTGTTAGCTCAACCTTTTTATTGTGCTTTAACTGGTAATCAGCTAATGCAATAGATTCATTATCATTACCATAATTAGTAGCTACATTACCTTTAAACTCGCTAGGATAACCATGATATTGTCTAACCATGTTGCGCATAACATCTTCTGGCTTCATAAAAGGTGACATACCTAATATTGCACCAACACTTGATCCTGTTACACGGTTCTTTCTGGCGGCAAACCATTCTTCTGTGCGTTGTTCCATTGTTATTGCTCCGTATTCTTGTTAAAAATAGAGAGTAAAACCTCATCATTCTTCCATTTTTCAGTATTAAGCAAAAGATTGGCAATATATTGAATGTCTTTTTGAATTGATGAAACTTGCTTTTCTCTTGGTCTTCCAATTTGTAAACCAGTTGCTTCTTTTATTCCCTGAATATTTGCCACAGTAACTTCATAACCACATAATGCAACCATTGCATTTGCTATAATTTTATACTCAACATCTTTGTATAGCTCAATATTTGCTTCAATGTTTTTTGAAATTTCCCAGACTTGTTTCTGGGTTAATCTGTTTAACGTAGTCATTTTATTTACCTTATATTTATAGTTAAGTTATGCACGTCCTTGTGCATGGATGGTTATTTACCAGGGTATTTCATTGTGCAAGCCATCATCAACTACAACTGGTGTTTCTGTTGTAGTAACAGCTCCCTTACGAGGAGCAACTTTAGCAATCCAATTTCCAGTTCTGCCTTCTAAATCCCAAATCATAATTTTAATTAACATTAATTTTTCTAATATAGCTTTAGCCATTGCCGTATCATTTGGCGTTTCATCAGACTGCGCCAACTTACCGCCACAGTTTGCATCAATAGCCATTAACATTTCCTTAGCTTTATCTGCTTTTTTGGTATTAATATCATTGACGCGCAATTTTTGAAAGATTTTACGTCCTTTGTAAATAGCAGGTTCTGCTATTACCCAACGTAAACTTATATATTCATCACCTTGATATTCTGCCCATCCAGCTTCATCAATTAATGCTAGGCAAGTTGTGTTGTCAGGAATGTTTTCAATAGTACCGCCACCAGAAGTAAATTCACCAGTTGTAGTAATTACTTTGTTGTCGCTTGTAGTCCAGAAATTTGCCATGCTGTTATGCTCCGATGCTTGGTATTAAGTTTAAAAGTGGGTTTGTGCCGTTTACAACTAATAAGTCATCACTAATTCCATAGCGATTCTTACTAACATTTGCAGCGGAGGCGTATGTTACCAGTATTCTTGTGCCATCGCTTATGGCTTTTTTACGATCCCCATCACCAAAGGTATGGGTTTCTAATTTTAAGTAACCTACCAGGTCAACATTATCTGTATAGTGTGATACAGATTTCTTCTGCATCCTGATGTTATACCTAGTATATGGGTCTTGGTCAGGTAACTCGATTGTTTCTGTTTCACTATGTGCTATAAAAACAATGTTCATTCCTTTGGTTTCATTTAAAATACCAGAAGCCTTGCGAACACGGCCATGATAAGAACTTAATGCTTGAAAACCAGCTCCGTATCCACCTAATGCTTGTGCTATGGTGCGTGGTTTTTTAGGGTCAGTATCGACAATGTGATTCATAAATAAATTGTCTAACTGGGTAACGCTGTCTATCACCAAAGTTTTATAATCGTGCTGATCTTTTATAAGAGCGGTTAGTTGCTCCCATAATTGGTCAACAGTATTAAGAATGGGGAAAGCATCAGGTCTTGAAGCAACAGGTATGGCTTGTAAGCCGTCCTCTGCTCTGATAAATATGGGCTTGGGAAAGGTTGCTGCAAGGCTTGTTTTGCCTAATCCTGCATCACCTGTTAATGTGCAAATAATCGGACGATCATCTGGTTTAGCAATGCTATTTAATATAGACATTTTTGTTTCTCCTTCATTGAGGGTTAAAAAACTTTTTCTTTATTCCGTTGCATATCTTACCGATATAATTTAGAATTGCAACACCTTAATTAAATAAATAGGAAATAAAAATGCTAACCATCGAACAAATACAAAACAAGTTAGTTTTCATGAACTTAAAAGCAGTTAGCGGAGCAACTGACATTGGCTACAATTTATTGTGGAAGATTGCTAACAATAAAATGATAAACATTCCCCATAAAGAAGTTGTTATTCTTAGTGAGTTTCTGGAGAATTTGTAGTGCTACCTGATCTTTGCGATGCAATAAGGTCAGTTGGCTATGAGCCACCATCTAATATAGCAATAGGAAAAGTCACACGATTCTCAACTAACGGCAGGCGCAATGATCGCTCTGGTTGGGTGCATGTTTTTGATGATGCAAAAGGAGCTGTCTTTGGTTGTTGGCGTAGTGGAGAACAACACCAATGGCATGAGAAACGTGATTATGTTCCAGATATTCACGAACAAGAAGCCATGCGTCAGCAGTTTGAAGAAGCAAAACGAAAAGCAATAGCTGAACGTGATGCGTCTTATTATGTAGCAGCAAAGGAAGCGCAGGTTTTATTTGATAATGCTGTTCCAGTTGTAAGTCATGATTATCTTACTAACAAAGGAATACGTCCAAATATGGCTCGTATGTTTGGCGGAAAGTTAATCATACCTGTATATGGTGCAGATGGTATTTTACAATCAGTGCAGGCTATTTTTAGCGATGGCGCTAAACGGTTTCATTCTGGCGGTAAGATGGCAGGCGGTCATTGTTGGATTGGTGATCCTTCTGAGTCGGAAACTCTTTTAGTTGCAGAAGGATTTGCCACAGCGGATAGTTTAAACCAAGCCACCAATCTTGCTGTCTGTATAGCATTTAACGCTGGAAATCTTAAGCCAGTAACGCAAATGTTAGCAAGCCAATACATTGGCAAGAAAATAGTTATTTGTGCAGACAATGATAGTTCTGGTATTGGCATGAGTAAAGCAAAAGAATGTGGCGTTGATATTGTATTACCAACTATTGATGGTGACTTCAACGACATGATGTCAGAAAAAGGAATTGATGCAGTTCGTGACATTGTCTTTGGCAAGGTAAAGCAGGAAGGTTTATTTATCACCATTGAAGATATGATGGCTGGTATTAAAAAACCTAATTGGTTAATTAAGGGAATACTTGAGCGTGGCTCAATGAATCTTCTTTTTGGTGAGTCAGGTGCAGGTAAAAGTTTATTTGCTATGGATTGGGCATTTTGTGCTG